CTTTCTGACTGCAAGTGGGGTCCTGGCGCCACGTTCGACTTTGATCGTCGACGAGCAACGCCAGACAACAAGATCTCTCAAGCAATCTCCGTCACAGAATCTGCATTTCCGTATTTTCGTACGGTTCTGCAGTCGGATCCACATTGGTGTTCGGTCTTTCTGGATGTATTACCAGAGGCTCCGTTCTCCCTTGTGCCATCGGATAAGTGGTTTAAGCTTGTCCGTGGCTCACGGTTCCTGACTGTGCCGAAGAGCGCCAAGACCGACCGTGCGATAGCTGCGGAACCAACTGCTAATAGTTTTCTTCAACAGGGGGATCACAGTTATCTAGCGAATCGGTTGAAGCGCGTTGGTATCGATTTGTCTAAACAAGACACGAACCAAGTTGGTGCGCAGGACGCGTACCAGCAAGGTTTGGCCACACTAGATCTAAGTGCGGCTAGCGATACCATATCTCGCGAACTTGTTTACCATTTGCTGCCGATCGATTGGGCGCTTTACCTAGACTCTTTACGTTCACCAGAAACTTTGGTAGACGGGGAGTGGATACGGACTGAAAAGTTCGCATCGATGGGTAACGCGTTCTGTTTCGATCTCGAAACCATCATCTTCTGGGCGATTTCTCGCTCAGTCGTTGATGAGGGCCTTAGAACAAGGCCTGGCAGCGTAGACAGGGTACACGTTTACGGAGACGACATCATTGTTCCCCAGTGGGCCGCAGAAGAAGTAGCGGAAATGCTACAATTCTGCGGTTTCACGGTTAACAGTGAGAAGTCTCATGTAAGCGGTAACTTTTTCGAATCCTGTGGGAAACACTACCACAGAGGACGAGATGTTACCCCTGTTTACCAGAAGGAAGTGATTAAACATCCTTCTGAATTTGTAAGAGCACACAACCGTTTGATCAGGTTGGCAAGCCGCCTCACCTCTGGTATGTTGCTTATCAGAAGTGCAGCCCAGGAGATAGCAAAGTGCTATCCTCTGCGACCGTTCCCAAGGATACCTTATGGGTGTCAAGGGGATGATGGCTTCTTGCGCCCCCTCAGCGAATTCACGCTAGACAAGAACCACGGTTACCTATGCCGAGTTCTTGTCTTCGTGCCCAGATTGCATCCGGCACGAGAGGACGCGATGTACGCTTACAAGCTTCGCAGATTCCCAAAGCATCAACGGGGACGAAGGTTTGACG